GTTGCTGCAACCATTTCGGAGAATAGAGCGGTTGCCAATAAATCCACAAGTACATTCTACGGCAGACCAAGTGATGGGTATTTTTCAGTTGAGTAGTTGAGAATATGTTGTATGGTAATGAAAATCAAAGACTTAACTTATCAACAAGTTCTCAACAAAAGTTTCTACACAACACTTCACTGGGCAAAAGAGAAACATAGGCATGAACATTGAGGATTTCTCTTTTCATCATTCTCTTTCTTTTGTTGAGATATTTGTTGAGAGTATGTAGAGCCGTAAATACTTGATATTCAACACTACTTTCTGTATATTCAACAAATCAACAAAAATAAGGGGATTAGTCCGCCCTTTTAATGGCTTAGGACTATCCCCATCAAATAAGCTGCTTCATACCAATGCTTCTGTACTTCTTCGTGACAGAACGACAGCATTAAGCCAACGACAAGAGGACATTCAGTTAATAGCGTTTGTCCCTCCATTGAGTTGTAGGATAATGACACTACCTTTCTCTTTTGCCCCGTACAACCTCTTTATGATTGTGTCACGAAATCGAACAGCACCGTATGAATTTATACGGAAACAAAGGGCAACAATCATCGGGAATCCATACTGCGTTTGCCAAATGCCCTTGGAAGTTTCCTTTTTCTGTTGGACATCCGACACCAAAAACAAGCCTTCCTTGTACATTGACCTTATCACAGCATGGAGTTTCGGGGCGGTGACATGAAGCATATCAACCAATTCACCCTCAATCATCCACAAGTCTTGCAAGTTGGACGGAATGGAAAACTCTCCATTTCCGTCCATAGTGATTACAGTTCTTTTCATGCCATTCCTCCCATTGTTGGCAAATGCCCCTTGATTCGATTTTCAAAGACTGATATGTCATGCTCCAACTTGGTGCTTGTCACCTTGGCATATATCTGCGTCGTGGTGATGTTCGTGTGACCGAGTATCTTGCTTACTGTCTCAATCGGCATACCGTATTCCAGGGACAATACTGCAAACGAGTGCCTACTAACGTGGTACGAGATTCGTTTCTTGATGCCACACATTGCAGCCACTTTCTTGATGCGCTTGTTGATAGTGTCAAGTCTGCCGATATTGAACAAGTGGCTGTCCTTTCTCAATGGCTTGTATCTCTCAACAATCTGCATCGGAATATCCATCAGCTTGACTTGAAACGGCACGCCTGTCTTTTGACGCTTGGAAACTATCCAAGGAGCACCGTTTATCATACAGATGTTGTCCTCCGTCAGGTTCTTTGTGTCAATGAAAGAGATACCTGTCCAACAGCCAAAAACGAAAAGGTCTCTTGCAAATGCCATGTTTGGGTCTTCCAACTTTATCTCGGTCATGGCGGTAAGCTCGTCCAAGGTCAAGAACTCACGCTCCTTGTGGTCTGGGTCAACGTGGTACATGGCAAAAGGGTTTCTCGGTATCTTGCCGTTGTAGTGTGCTGCCGTGACGATATGCTTCAACGGAATGGAGTATATCCAAATGGTGGACTGCGTAAGCCCTACAACGTTCTTCAAGTACAGGCAAAAGTCACGGATGAACTCCTCGGTAAGCTCATTCATTGCCATGTCGCTGCGCTTGTACTGAAACTTGATGAACTCGGCAACGTACTTTCTTACCACAAGATACTTGCGATAAGTCCTAACAGCTCGGTCTTTGCCCACACGTTTGGCAAAGGTTGCGTTCTCCTTGTCAAAGGCTCTGAGCAATGTCTCGTACTCCATGCCTATGCCTTGATAAGCGTTTCTCACCATTTCAGCGGTAACGAACGCCTCACGGTCGGAAAGTCGTTGGTAATGCTTGGTGATTTGAGCCTTGATGTTGTCAAGCGCAAAGTTCACCTCCTTGGCTTCCTTGCTTCTTCCCTTTGCTCTGTTGCCCTTGGCATCCCATATCGCCTTGCTTACGCTCTGCTTGCAGCTGAACTGTGCGATAGTTCCGTTGATTGTCACTCGTCCCATGATAGGGACAATTCCGTTTCTCTCCTTGCTTCCATTTACATAGAAGACTGTCTTAAATGTACTTCTCATAATTCCTTGCTTTTGTTCGGTGCAAAATTAAATCATGAGAGTTGCATGGCAAATTCTAAACCTGTGCAGAATGGAGAAGTAAGAACCGAAGCCGTTAAATATGCTTATTAGGGCATTTCTTTGAGGTAATGACTTGAAAGCGTTTCCACTTCTCAAATCCGCCATTTTCGCATTTCCTCACGAATGCCACTTAAAGCCAACGACTACCACAACCACTTGAAACTCAAAACAAAAGCTCAAATCTGCTATTTTTTGCTTTTTTTATCAGTCTTTTTCTAAAAAACCTTGCATTCCCTAATCCCTACCTTTTTAAGCACCCGAAACGAAAACGACCGATGCGACAGAAAGACGCATTAAAAAAAATGTCGGATAAACGAGAGGCAGATAAGATAGTTTGAAACTCAACTCCCTCAGCTCTTGAATCCGCATTAAAAAACAAAAAATCAAAAACAAAACGGATATGAGAACGGCAATAGCAACAAAATTCGTGGCATGGGAAGTACCAAGTTTGGAGAACCTGCAAGGCAGCAGGGTGTATGGACTTCGCACCAAACTGAACAATGGTGAGAAATTGAGCCGAGAGGAAAAGGATTGGCTTACACGCAACGTGAACAGCAACACCTATTTCAAGAGCGCAGTACCCTTGCAAGGTTGGATGTTTGACTTTTCCGACATTCTTCGAACCTACATTGTAAAGCAGTATGGACATTGGGCGGAATACAAGGCTACCGACAAGACCGCACTCCGCAGTTTACTATACGGCAGGATAGACAGCATCGTGGAACTTAACAAATGATACGGCTATGACAGCAACGGTAAATTTCAGACAAATGGCGCAATACATAGGGCTTGCGATATGCACCCCAATCATGCGCACCGCCTTTTGGGTGTCCGGCATCCTTTGGTACATCGTCAGAGAGATAATAAACGGAGTGTTCCGAGTGGCAATAGGGGTAATCGTGGCTATTCTTTCCGTTATCCTGTTCTTTGACTTCATTCTTTGGTTATTCACCCTTTAATCCCTACCGACATGGCAAAGAGAAGAAGCAAGACAGTGGAGCAACAATGCAGATACTACGAGGTGAGCAACATCTTCGAGTATATGGTGGAAACATACCTAAACGGCAATATGTCCGTCTTCCGTGGACTCTACCACGAACTGAACAAGGACGCACGGAAGGACTTTATAGACTTCCTATTGAGCGAGGTTGAGCCGATTTATTGGAGGGAGATTTTGAAACATACTATTTGACAACTCATAAAAACGACAGCGATATGAAAGGAACAGACCATTTCAAGAGAACGATACAGATGTATTTGGAACAACGTGCGGAGGAAGACACGCTCTTTGCGAAGAACTACCGCAATCCAGCCAAGAACATTGACGATTGCGTAACCTACATTCTGAACTATGTGCAGAAAAGCGGTTGTAACGGCTTCACGGACGGAGAGATATACGGACAAGCAGTACACTACTATGACGAGAACGAGATTGAGGTGGGCAAGCCTATCCAATGCCAAGTGGCGGTGAACCACATTGTGGAACTCACGGCAGAGGAAAAAGCAGAAGCACGTCAGCAGGCAGTCCGCAGATACCAAGACGAGGAACTCCGCAAGTTGCAGAACCGCACCAAGCCGACAAAGGCGAAAACAGAAACCCAAGTTCAACCCTCATTATTTGATTTTGGCTTATGAAACCGAGAAACAAATTTGAAAAAGCAGTTCTTGCCCAAAGCAAGAAACTACGCCCGATAACCCCGATACAGATTAATTGGGCATTCCGTAATTGCGTGGAGCATTATGCACACCGCTTGCCGAAAGGTCGTACCACTTGTATGGATTGCGGTCATAGTTGGGTAATGACGGAGCAGACCGAGCATTGTACGTGTCCCGAATGTGGAGCAAGTTTGAAAGTCTGCCTCACCTATCAGCGCAAGGTAAGACAAAAGCAGTATTTCACAACCCTTACCACAAGCGGAGAATACCAAGTGCTACGAATGTTCTTGCTTGTCGTGGGTATGGAGAAAGGGGTTAATGCCAAGTCCTATGCCCTTGAAATCGGGCAGTATTGGTGGAATGAACAAGGGCGTAAGGCTGTTGTTGCCATTCCACGCACATTGGGATGCTACATCGACACGTTCTCATTCGCTTCTCCTTTTGCTATCCGCAATGACAATGAAGCGTACCGCCATATCTCATATTCCCCGATATATCCAAGATATAAGGTGTTGTCGACGCTCCGCAGAAACGGCTTTAACGGCAATTTCCACGACATTGTACCCACCAAACTAATACCGGCATTATTGTCGGACAGCCGTGCGGAAACGCTGTTGAAGGCAGGGCAATATCCCATATTGCGCTACTATCTGTACCACTCTTTCAATATTGGAGAGTATTGGGCTTCAATCAAGATATGTATCCGCAACGGCTATACCATTGAGGACGGCTCAATGTGGCGTGACACCATAGACCTCCTGCGTCATTTCGGCAAGGACACAAACAGCCCGAAATACGTTTGCCCTGCCGACCTCAAAGTTGAACACGACAAGTTGGTGGCAAAGCGCAACCTGCAAAGGAAACATGAGCGGACTGAACAGCAACGCAGGAAAGCGATTGAGGACGAGAAACAATATCTGAAAGCTAAGGGCATATTCTTCGGACTTGCCTTTACCGACAGCCTTATTTGCGTCAAAGTCATAGAGAGCGTGGAAGAAATGGCAGAGGAAGGAAGGACGATGCACCATTGTGTGGGCGGTTACCACAAACGAAAAGACTCCCTTATCCTATCCGCCACCATTGACGGAAAACGAATTGAAACGATAGAGGTGTCACTAAAAACTTTTGAGGTGGTGCAGTGTCGTGGCGTATGCAACGAGAACTCCGAATACCACGACCGCATCATCGCCCTTGTGAACAAGAACGCCAACCTTATCCGCCAGCGGATGAAAGCGGCATAATATCGACATCTAACAACTAACATTATGGAAGTAAGATTTGAAAGCATGCTTTTCCTATGGGATGATAAAATCCCCACGATGTTCCTTGAATTTATGAACCTCCTCACTCTTTGTCAGAGTGAGGAGCAATTAAGGGCGAGCGTCAAGGACTTTGCCGAGAAACACGAACTTGGCAAGTTCTTCCTTTACGGCTTCGGCTCACATCATTTCTACCTGCACCAACGCTATACGAGTAACCCCGAAATGGTGATGCAACACAGAGTGCTGTCTGTACATTTCTAATCATCTAAATAACAACGACTATGGCAACAAAAATGACAATTAACAGAGTAAGCACCTGCCAATCGGCAGGAACGGAGAACTACGAGAATTTCCAAACGGGTATCGGCAGACGCAAACGCACCCTTGTGCAATAC